ATTACAAATGCCAGAGACATTGAACTTACAAAAAGAGCAGTAGCCTATCAATCTGCTTATATGGAAGGAAATGAAGACTTGGTTTTTGAACAAATGTCTGTTTCAACTACTGGGCAGAACGATGCTTATACAACTTTTAAAAATGGAGATTCATTATCTCCGTTTATTTCACCACTTTCTATTTTAACTTGTCATAAATTAACATTCTTTAGATCAAGATCGGTTAAAACTGGAAGATATGATAATTCTATGAGTTTCCCAGATTGGACAACTGTTTAATGAAAGCAAAAACAATGCCAAGACATAAATATGTTGGTCAGTTATATAAGTTTGTTTCAAAACAAAAGGGTAGCGAAACAAGTCTAGAATATTACTATGCTAAAGACATAGCAATAACTACAGGCCTTGATAAAAACAATAGAATGTTTGTAAGATCAGACGAACCATTAGCAATTGGTTTTTTAATTAAAGAAATTAAAGACGGTGCTAATAATCTAATCTTATCTGATACCATTTGGCAAATAAATAGTATTCAACCAGTTCTAGATGCTTTTAGTAATTTACAGGGATATACAATGAATGCGATCAAGTATCAAGGCACTCTATAATGGGGTTGTTTGATTTTGCAGCAGATCTTGGTTTAAATGAATATGCTAGAGAAATTATTCAAGGCGGTCTAGAAGAAGCAATTTCTACAATGACTAGTATGACAGCCAATGAAGGTCAATCTCAGGCATTGCAAAATCTTTTACCTGAGTTTTCAGCAGCAACGGCAGCCTCTCCAGAAGATGGTTGGCCTGGAGTGGACTGCAATCCCTATTGTGATTTTATTGGAGAGATAATAGAAGAAGGAAACTCTATAATGGAAAATGCATATGATGAGGCTGCAGAGGTTGCAGGCGAAGGCTTTTAATTGACATTCCTGCTATATATGCTATAATAGTATAGGAGGTTAAAGTTATGAATTCTCATGAATTTAGGGTCTGGGTTAAAAATATTGATCCAGTTTTTATTAAGAAATATAACATCAATCCATCTCATTTTAAGGTAGTTTGCTATGCATTGTCAATGTATGGTGATTATGAGACTGGAACTAGGGTTAGACCCTCATGGCTGACAGTTGCTAAAGAAGCATCAGTCAATAGAAAAACGGCAATGAAAGTAAGAGATGTATTACTTGACATAGGTATATTAAAACAAGTATCCAAAACAGAAGCAAACATTTCAGTATACGAATACTGTGACTTGTCCATTATAGAAGATCAGTTGTCCAATTCTGATGAACAGTTGTCCAATTCAGACAATCAGTTGTCCAGTATTGAGGGACATAATACTACTATATATACTACTACTAATACTACTTTTAATACTACTAATTATAAAAAGTCAGGAAAAGGAAAATGGAATTACACAGATCTCAATTCTCTGACCTGATATATTATTGTGATTCTTGTAAAGGAATACAAATAAATAATGATATCTGTTTAAGTTGTAAAACAAAATCTAATCTAATAGGATTCCTGGAGGAAAATTAATGGCGGCTTGTGGAAGTTTAGTACAAAAACAATGTGGTTGTGGCAATAAGAACATTTCTGAGGGTCTTAACTCAAAGGGTATAAGAGTATACAAGAATAGGTGTAGGACTTGTATACGCAAGGCTACAGCCCTTAAAAAAGGGTACTGTGAGAAGTGTGGTAAAGTGCCAGAATCAAGTAGACAATTAGAAACAGATCATATAGATTGTGACCCTTCAAATAATGATCCATCAAACATTCAGACACTATGTTCTCCTTGTCATAGGGAAAAAACAAGCAAAGACAGAAGGGATCGACGTGATTCAAAAAACATGTAAGAGTTGTAGTGAAACTAAATTGGTTTCTGAGTTTCATAATTTATCAAAATCACCAGATAAAAAGAATCCATATTGTAAGATATGTCAAAATGCTATAGTATTTAAGAATGAAGAGAAGTATATCTTGTATGGTCCAACACACTTCCCAGACAAGAAGGCTTGTTCTTCATGTAAAGACATTAAACCAATATCTCAATTTCCTAAAAACAAGAGACGTAGAGATGGTTATCATTCATTCTGTAAGCCATGTTGGAGGGTTTATGTAATAAAGGCAAAGAGAAGGCAACAGATGTACAATGGTTGATATTAATATAAATGCACAGGTTAATAACTATATAAACAATTCTCTGATTAAAAGACTTATAGTGGCAAACTTTGATGATATATGTAATCTATGTTTTAATCCAATAAAAGCAGGGGATAGAATATATTGGTATGGAAAAGGATTTGGATCTAGATGTTATAAGTGTTATATCAAAAGAGATACTTTGTTAACTCCTGCAGAGTTTGACAAACTATCGAACTGGTGATATAATATAAGAGAAGTATGACATATACTTTAACTCCAAGAAAAGAGAGAGTTGCCACTCACCTCTTATTAGGGACAGGACTTACCTCTTGTCCCTTTTTCTATGATCCATGATATAATTGCAATGATGCACTAACTAGTGATTTTTGACGGGGGATATAAAGAAAATGATATTATTCCCATATGCAAAGGACGTAGAGTATAAAGCAGGAGAGTTATCATTTGTTATTCAGTTACTTGGGCAAGATAAAGAAACAGAAGTTTCAGTTAAGATGCAAACATCTAAAGAGTTAGAAGAAATTCTTACAAACTTATTAGAAGTAGAATGAGGTTTTATATGAAGAAGATGAATGGCGAACGGTTTGATAATATGTTATTTATACCAAGATTGTATCAAACGTGCGTCATAAAGTCAAATTTACAAAACCATCAAACCTTTATAGGAGGATATCGTGGGATATAGCACATTTACAGAAGAACAGAAGACAGAGTTTATAGAGACATCACAAGAAATGGGTATTGGTCCAACATTAAGATACCTTGGTTTTCCTAAGTCTTACCATACCGCAAAGAAATGGTTTATTGAGCGTAATATAGAATTGCCTACTATTGACACCCTTGCAAAAATGGCAGGGGATCTAAGGATGTTTTATTCTGATAAGGAAAAAGTCATAGTAGCACAAGCAGTATTGGATAGATGTATAGAGTCACTAATGCAAGATAGTCTTGATGCTGATGCACTAAACAAATTAGCAAATGCTGTACATAAGGCTATCCAAACCATCAATCTAATAGAAGGAAAGTCTACTATTATTAATGAACAAAGGAATAAGGATGGACAAGACTTGGCAATCATTGATCTATTGAATGAAGCAAAAGCAAGAAACGAATATATCAAGAACAAAGGTTTGGTAGACAATGGTTTGGTAAGTAATGATTAATAATTATAAGAAGGGGGTACCCGCCCCAAGAAGTTTTACTCTTATGTTTTTTTTGCTGTCTCAACAAAATATTCACAATAATTTCAAATTGGGGTTATTATGAATCCAGAAACCTTAACAGTTATAGGCAGTATTTTTTTAGGAACAATAGGAGCCTTCTTTGGCTTCATGAGGTATATTATTAACAAATTTCTTAAAGAACTCCGTCCAAATGGGGGAACCAGCCTAAAAGACCAAATTAATAGATTAGAACTTAATTATGAAAAACTTCAAAATAGGATCGATGAGGTTTATGATCATTTATTAACTATAAAAACCACCAAACCAAGAAAGAACAATGAAAGCAACTGAGATATTAAAGAATATTAAAGCAGAATTACTTTCTTTTCCTGAAGGACGTAGGGAATTAACTAAGTATGACCCAATGCTCTTTGCTTTGGTATATCTACCACATCACTTACAGAATGCACAAGGAGAGATAACAATATCTGAATTTCACGTCGACCTTGCAGAATATGGAAAATCTTGGATTCATAAAGCAACTGAACCTAAACAGGGTAGAGATGCCTTTATCGCACCAAGAGAATGTGGTAAATCTACATGGATTTTTCTAATTTTACCTATGTGGGCTGCTGCTCATGGACACGTTAAGTTTGTTGCAGCCTTTTCAGACGCAGCATCTCAAGCGGAGACACATCTTATGACATTTAAGAATGAATTGGAGTCAAATGAGTATTTACAGATGGATTATCCAGAATTTTGCAAAGCAAAAGTTGTTTCTAGTACTGGAAGAGCGATGGCAAGCAATTCTTGGCGTATTATTCAAAGCAATGATTTTATATTTGATGCTAACGGTATTGATACTAACTCTTTAGGTAAAAAGGTATTTGGTCAACGCCCAGACCTTATTATTCTTGATGATATTGAAAAGGGTGAAAAGAATTATTCAGAATACCAGGCTGGACAACAAAAGAACACTGTTTTTGATGACATTGCCCCTATGAATATCTATGCACGTATGATTTTTGTTGGAACAACTACAATGCCTAACTCAGTAATGGATCAGTTTAGAAAGTATAGTGAAAGTCACGATGATCCTGAATTAGGTTGGATTAAAGATCAAAACGTTGCCGTTCATTACTATCCAGCAATAATGCAAAATGATGATGGAACGGAAAGATCTCTTTGGCCCGAAAAATGGCCTTTTGCTTGGCTCCAAAGTCAAAGACACCTAAGAGATTTTGCTAAAAACTATATGAATCGACCAGTTAATACTGATGGAACCTTCTGGACAAACCAGGATGTTATAATAGAAGAAGTTGAAGAATATGGAAACACTATAGTGTCAATTGATCCAGCAGTAACAAAAAATAAAGTATCAGATTATACTGGAATTGCAGTTTTGTCTAGAGGAGTCGATGTTCTTGGCAAAACCAATATATATATAAGACACGCAGAGCAGGTAAAGATGTCTCCGTCTGAATTAGCAGATAGAGTAATCAGTTTAGTTGAAAACTATGATGCAGGAGTCATTTATGTTGAAGTTAACCAAGGAGGAGATCTTTGGAAAGACGTATTTAAAAATGTTCCAGCAAGATATCGATCAAAAAATCAAAGTTTGTCAAAACAGATAAGAGCAGGCAAGGCCCTTAACTTTTATCAACAAGGAAAAGTTAGACATGCAGGAAGATTTCCTGTTTTAGAAGAGCAGATGTGGTCTTTTCCAAAAATATCACACGAAGACGTATTAGACGCTGTTGTTTCAGGTGTTTTGTACTTTTTAGACAACAAAGCAGTAAAAGTTGAAGCAAAACAAATAAATTACTTAAGGAGTACACATGCCAAATTATAATGACATGAAAAAAGCAATTGACGTAATTAGAGATCGTAGAAACTACTATCTAACGGCAGAGGCATATTATGAAGGTACCGAATCAGAGATTTTTTCAAATCCTAGATGGTACGACTTACTAACAAATAGAAAAAATGATTTTAGATTTAACTTTTCAAGAACTGTTGTAGACTCAGTACTTAATCGTCTTGAAATTAATAACATTACAGCAATGACCGAGCAGGCAACAAAGAAAATAAATGATGTTTGGCAAATGAATGATCTTCAGATTGATGCAGATGAAGTTCACAGACGTGCTTTAGTCTATGGAGATTGCTATTCTCTTGTTTGGACTGACGTTGATGGCAATGTTACTGTTGATTATAACTCACCACTAACAACAGTAATGATTTATGATGACGAAAATCCAAGAATTAAAAAATTTGCAGCCAAATTATGGCAAACAGAAGATCCTAATGACTATAAAAAGAAAATTGCTCGTTTAAACATGTACTATCCAGACAGAATTGACAAATTTGAAATGTTTGGAGAAATTGAAAACGTTATTTCTGAAAGTGGATTTATTTTAATTGACACAGTTGAAAATCCTTGGAATGAGGTTCCAGTTTTTCATTTTAGAACATCTAAACAATATGGAAGACCAGAACACCAAGATGCATACGGACCACAAGACGCTATTAACAAATTAATAATTACACACATGAATACAGTTGATTATCAAGGTGCTCCACAAAGATATGCTTTGTCTGGTGGAGGAAACAATCAAGAATTTGAAGACTTTGATGATACTGCAGCAGCAGAAGACAATATAGGTAAATTAAAAAATGGACCAGGCGAACTTTGGTACCTTAAAGGTGTTTCAAAAGTTGGAGAATTTTCTCCTGCTGACCATAAAGTATTTACAGAGCCAGTTAAAGATTTTGTTAGATCTATGGCTTCTATTACAAATACACCACTTCATTATTTTGAAAAAACTGGTTCCGTTCCAAGCGGTGAAAGTTTAAGAACTGCTGAAGCACCACTTTTGAAAAAAGTTGAAGACAGACAGATTACATTTGGATCAACATGGACAGATTTGTTTAGATTTATTTTAAAAATTGACAATGAAACAGAACCAAATGTTGATGTTAAGTGGAAGGCTGTAGAAAGTATGGATAGTCTTGATGCCTGGGAAGTTGCAGTTAAAAAACGTGTTGTTGGCGTTTCATTAGAGCAGGTATTAATTGAAATGGGATATGATGTTGACATTGCAGCAGAAATAGCAGCAAAAGAAAACAGTTTAACAACATTATCTCAAAATACAAACACAAACAATGTAATGATGGAAACAACAGGAGGACAAATTGGAAACTAGTAATGACACTACTCCACAAGTAGTAATTGATGATCCAAAGGCTGTACTTGATGCATTGGATCGTGCCAAAAATGATGCTAAAAAATTCAGGGAAGAAAAAGAAAGATTAGAAATAGATCTAAACAGTAGAGATCAAAAAATTGCAGAATTTAGTGGCAAATTGCTAAGAGAAAAAATTACTCAACAATTATCAATAGAAGGAATTAAAGATCCTAAAAGACTCTTAAAGTTTGTTGATTTAAATTCTCTTGAATTTGATGAAAATCTTGAGATTGTTGGATTTGCTGATCAACTTCAAAAACTTAAAGAAGATTTGCCAGAATTGTTTGATGCAAAACTTCGTGTTGGTGGACAAGGTGATGGGGCTGCTAAAACTAGCATAAGCACAAATCATAGTGCTTCACAACTTCAGGCTGCAAAGATTTTAGGAAGAATTTGAAAAGAATGGTACAATAGTCTTATGTAAAGTGGGTGGACGCCTGCCTTGCTCATGGGATGAATTAGACAATTCAAACAAATATAATTTAATAAAAAATAATTTATCTTAAGGAGATAAAATGACAATTAGTCGTACAGACCTATCAGAGGCAAACGGCTACATCCTAGAAGAGCAAGGGTCCACAGTAATTCAGGACCTTCTTGCCAATTCTGCTGTAGAACGTTATGCCCGTCGTGAAGCAATGGCTTCCCGCACAAAGTCAGTACCTCGTTTTGTTGGAGATGCACCAGTAGTGGTAGCAGAAGGAGCAGAAATTCCTGCTTCAAGTCCAACTCTAGACGAAATCGTACTGACAGCAAGAAAATATGCACAATTGATGCATATCTCAGAAGAAGATGTAAATGACCAACTCGTAGATACACTTTCAGTGTACAAGCGTGAATGGGCGAGCCAATGGGCTCGTAAGTTTGACAATGCTTGTCTTGGCGTACACGCTGCAGCAGACGGAGATGACGGTCAGCCGTACACATCTCTATATCGTGCAGTATCACCTGGATCTGCAGGAACAAACTTAATTCAAACTGGTGGAGCACTTTCATTTGACGACATTAACAACGCTTTAGGCATTGTTGAAGATTCTTCTAAATTTGATGCAGCCAATACAGTATGGATGGCTCATCCAAAGATGCTTAAAGAAATTCGTGGAATGGTAAAGCCAAACTCTGATTTGGTTCTTCCAGACCCAATTTCAGGAACACCTGGATCTTTATTTGGATATCCATTGGTAATTTCATATGGTGCAGCAAAAACTGCAGCAGCAACAGCAACACCAGCAGCAAATGACAACCCATTACTTATCGTAGGAAACCGTCAGATGCTTATCAATGGTGTTCGTGGTGGCGTAGAGTCAGTAGTTTCTCGTGATGCAGAATTCGCTCGTGATGGCGTAGTCTTGAAGACTCGTGTTCGTCGTGGATTCGCAGTTGCAGATGCAGACGCATTCGCAATCGTCGAGAAGACAGCGTAAGGGGGATTAGAAAATGGCTAGCAAATTATACGGACAGTTTCTATCGCAAGCACTTAACAAAGAGATTGATTGGGATACAGATACCATCAAGGTAGCACTTCTAACCAACTCATATACACCAGATCAAGATGCACACAACTACTATGATGATGTGAGCACTTATCAGGTATCGGGAACAGGTTATACTGCAGGTGGAGCGGCCTTGGCAAACAAGACTAACACCTATAACTCAGGATCAAACGTTATTGTTCTTGATGCAGATGACACAACCTGGTCAACTTCAACAATTACTGCTCGTTATGCAGTAATCTATAATGATTCACCTGCAACTGCAGCAACAAAAAACCTTATTGGCTATGTCGATTTTGGTTCAGATCAGTCATCTTCAAATGGTAACTTTACCATTACATGGGATGCAACTGGTATTGTTCGGATCACAGTCGCATAATGAATACCCGTGTGCAGGCAGAAGTATTAACTCTTGGCGTTATAGCCGAAATGGTTAATCCAAAAACTTTAGTAGTTATCAATGTTATTGATAGCAATCCATATTTAACTAAAGCAATCTGCCTGCCACATATTAAAATTTCAATAAACGGTCATAGTCTTTCTGGTGTTAATCCAGAGGGCTTATTGATTGGAGGAACGACTACGCTAGCAATGGCGTAGTCTTTTTTTATGAGTATACTAAGCGCAAAAATTGATAGTTATAGTCCAAAATTTAATACTGAATTTAACCAAGCATTTACTACCTCTCCAACAAATACTGGATCTTTTCCACAAATAGGTTCTTGGAGTACTGCTAGTACGGGTGCCGCAGAGCCAAACCCTGTTTGGGTTTCAAGTGGTGGTCCTCAAAATGGTGCTGGCTATTGGAGATTTGGTCAACAAGCAAGATATAGAAATTCAATTCAATCGCCAGGTGGATCCTACGATAATTTTGCCCAGGATCTTTATAGATATCGTGATTATGTTATGGGAATTTGGGTTAGATTTCCTGTTTTACCTGTTATGCCTAATTTTAATGCAAAAAGTATTATGTTTATTCTTCCAAGAGGTTCTGGTACGCCCTATAATGGTAATACTGGATTTAATTTACAACTTTCAGGCACTGTTTATGATGCAGTTAATAATCAAAATCCAAATAAGTTTCATTTTGCAGGTGTAGGTCCTTCGAATGTTTGGATTCCTTGCGGTCCAACTATTGAAGCAAATAGATGGTATTATGTTGCAGTTTCAAGAAAGTTTACAAATGGAACAGACATTCCACATACGGACAATACAAAATTTTATGTTGATGGTCAATTAATTCTCACTCAAACAATTGACAATTTAAATTATGATTTTAATACTATTGCTATTGGCGGTGCTGCTGGTGCGGGAGTAGACTATGTTCAAGATACCCATTTTGCAAATTTTCATGTTGGTTCAACTGCAAACTTTACTGCTGCTGCACTTTTAGATATCTATCAAACTGCATACCCTGCACCAACAAATATAAACGTTAACGCAAGTCCTTTAACTGCAACCTCATTACAAGTAGATCCATTAACTTTAGTTTCTCATAACGCAAGTCCTTTAACTGCAACTTTATTGCAGGTAGATCCATTAATTGTAAGTGCAAGTGCAGTATTGTCTCAAACTTCCCTAACTGCATCTTTAACATCGGTTGATCCAACATTAATTGTAGTAAATCCAGATACTACACAAATTTTTACATCAGTAACTGTGTCAGCATTAATGGTAGAACCTTTTAGTATTGTTGTATCAACCAATAAATCAAATGCTGCAGATGTTATGACAGCATCAATTACAGCAACAGATCATATTATAGTTATTTCACGAAATGTTTTATACTTTGCAGATGAAGCAACAGCAAGTGCAATTTCTGTAAATCCATCTTTTTATGGAAATCCAAACAGTATTGTATTAGCAACTCCACTTCTTGTTTCTACTTCAATCTTTGTAGATCCAAACATTCAACTTGAAGGCACTTATGATGCACTTGTTTTACAATCTCAACCAATTTTCTTTATTAATGATGGAAATAAAAACAGTCCTCAAACTGTAAATAAGGGATCTGGAAATTTTGGAAACGTTTACTTTGAAAGTGGAGTGCAAGTTGTTGCAAGTGGCAACCCAATGCAAATGAATGGTGAGGGAACTTCTTGGCGAGTTGTTCAAGATGATTTTAATTCTGAAATATCTTTAAATAGTGCAAATGCAATAACTGCTATGAAAAATTTGCATTCAAATGGTAGTTTTACTTATGAGTGGTGGTGGAAACCAGAAACAAACAATTATCAATCTCCTTGGATGTACAATGACTATTTTATAGTTACAATGACTGGTGAAACTGGTTCTGAGTTTAACCCAGATACCCACACAAATATAAACGTTGAATTAATCAATAATACTCCAAATTTTAATATGTATTCTACGGGTATTCTATATAATCCAAATCGTCCAACTTCAACTGATAATCCAACACGAAATTCAGTAAATAACGTACTTAATTTTTTTCCTTTTCCAACATTAAATGTTTGGCATCACATGGCAATTACTGGAACATATGCAGCAAACAACAATACAATGGCTGTAAAAGTTTACATTGATGGAAATGTAGTTCAAGAAAAAGCACAAAGCAATTTTATAATAAGTCAAGCCGCAATTGATGGAATTGATGCTTTACGAATAAACAAAGATCATGGCGGACCAACTTATTCTTTTGATCAATTTGCAATTTATGATCATGCTTTAACTCCAGTAGAAGTTCTTGATCGTTATAGTTTTGTTTTGGCTAACAGTGGAGATAGAACTGTTGGCGTAAGTCAAATGAGTGCAGAAGTTGTTTCTGGAGATAATCAATTTTTTCT